ACACAGCTGGGCAGTTCAAGTGCATCTGAGTATAAAGCTCAAGCACAGATCACACAGTTTTCAAAGACTGGCGCAGCCTTAAGAACATACAACTTTAACGGCTTATTCCCAACGAATGTTGCTGCTATAGGTATGGACTGGGGCACAACGGATGACATCGAGAGGTTCGATGTTACATTCCAATATGACTGGTGGAACGTCTCTGGTGGTATCACTGGTGACGCAGCTACTGGCGTATAATTGATAACGATAATTGAAGGGGAGATAAACTCCCTTTTCATTAAAGGATAAAATATGGCTGAGTTATTTGGGTTTGAGATAAAGAGAAGAAAGGACAACAAAGAAAGTAATATACCATCATTTGTCCCTCCTTCACAGGATGATGGCGCAATGAATATTGCTGCCACGGGAACTGCCGCGAGCAGTTTTCTGGACATGGACGGCACTGCAAGATCAGAAGCAGAGCTTGTTCAAAAGTATAGATCTATGCTACAGCAACCAGAAGTCTCACAGGCTGTAGATGATATAGTGAATGAGGCGATTAGTATAGCATCCGATGACAAAGTAGTCGAGTGTATTACTGATGATATTGATTTAGCGGATAATATTAAGAAAAGAATACGAGAAGAATTTGATAACGTTATAAAGTTATTAGACTTCTCTAGTACAGGATATGATACTTTTCAGAAGTGGTATGTTGACGGAAGAATTAACTATCACGTAATGATAGATGTCACTTCTCCTAAGAAGGGTATTCAAGAGCTTAGATATATTGATCCTAGAAAGATACGAAAAGTAAAAGAATTCGAAGAAAACAAAGATAAGAGATCGAATCCTGTAGCTAAAGTAATCAAGAACGAATACTTCATCTACAATGAAAAGGGATTCTCAGCACTAACTAGTAGCTACGGCAAGTCCGGTGTTTCTGACAGTGCGCTGAACGGATTAAAGATAGCTAAAGATTCGATTGTTAACTGTACATCTGGTCTTTTGAATGAGAATAACTCATTAATAATCTCACACTTACATAAGGCATATAAGCCTTTAAATCAGTTGAGAATGATGGAAGATGCTGTAGTAATATACAGAATATCTAGGGCACCAGAAAGAAGAATATTCTACATTGATGTAGGTAACTTGCCCAAGATAAAGGCTGAACAGTATCTAAGAGATATGATGACTAAGCATAAAAATCGCTTAGTTTATGACGCATCATCTGGTGATGTAAAAGATGGTCGTAGACATATGTCAATGACTGATGATTTTTGGTTACCTAGAAGAGAGGGTGGCAAAGGAACAGAGATCACTACTTTGCCGGGTGGTCAGAATCTAGGCGAACTAGATGACGTTTTGTATTTTCAGAAAAGACTATTTAAGTCACTGAATGTACCTATGTCAAGAATGGAATCAGATACAGGATTCACGCTAGGTAGAGCTACAGAAATATCTAGAGATGAAATTAAGTTTAGTAAGTTTATCGCTAGACTTAGAAGTAAATTCTCTAATCTTTTTGATAAATTGTTAGAAAAACAGTTAGTTCTAAAGGGAATTATTACTCCGGAAGAGTGGCCAGAAATACAAGCCTCTATTCGCTATGATTATATGAGTGATAACTACTTTGAGGAATTGAAAGAAAGTGAAGTATTAAGAGAGCGTTTAGGACTCTTAAGAGACATTGACGACTACGTTGGTAAATACTATTCTGCTGATTGGGTACGTAAAAATGTGCTTATGATGAACGAAGATGAAATCGAGGATATGCGAGATCAGATCGAACAAGATGATGCTGATGCAGAAGATGCAGAAGATGTAGAAGGCTCTGATGCAGGTGACGAAGAGAATGCAGAGGGCCCTATTGATGAGCCCGAGATTTAGTAGTAGTTATATAATATAAATAAAGACAAAGGAGATAGTAATGAGTGTAGAAAATTTAATTAAAAGCGCAATTGAGAAGAATGCTGGCGAATTTGAGTCAACATTTAGTAATGTTATGGCAGCAAAAATGTCTGCGGCTATCGAAACAAAATACGAAGATATGTTTGATAATTCAGTAGTCTCAGACGAGCTAGAGATGCCTGAAGAAGTCGAACATGAATCTGATCTCGTAGAAGAATCAGACTTAGAATCGGAATAATAAAGGAATCAAAATGAAATCTTTTAAGCAATTTACAGTAGAATCTCTTCATAAAGAAGTTCAGGATTTAGGCGATAGTTCATCGCAGGTGAAACAACAGAACTTTATCGATAAGCATATCGTTCAAGTCATACCACTTCCTTCACCAGAATACAGCATACCTGAGCCTATTGACTTCAAGAAAGAGATGAAAAAAGAAGCTCAACGATTAGCTGATATGGACACCGAAGACAATAGAGCTGTCTACGAAGAGTCTGAATCTGAAATGACTGATGCACAAAAAGCAAAAAGAGAAGAAATCATTTTGGGTCTTAAGAAAAGAATGGGCGAGTTTAAAGAGAAGTATGGAGATAGAGCCAAAGATGTTATGTATGCTACTGCTACTAAAATGGCAATGGCAGAAGAACAGCTTGAAGAGTCTTACTTAGAAGAAGGCGTTATTGCTGATTTACAAAAGATTGTTAAAACTAAGAGCATGGGCGAAGTCAAGTTCGGTAACGGTAAGAAGCAGAAAGTCGATCTATTCTCAGCATCTGCGGTACTTAATGCGTACAGTGCGTTAAATTCAGCTAACAAGAAAAAGGTTGAAGGTATGTTATCTGATCAAAAGCAGTTTGGACAGTTCGTATCTTTTGCGATGCAAGCAAGTAAATAGGACTAAATATATGAGCATACTAATAAAAGAAATCGTTGAAGACGTTCAATATATTAAAGAAGATCTTCTAAACGAACAAGGCGAAAAAACAGGCAAAAAGAACTATTTCGTTGAAGGTATCATCATGCAAGGTGATATTAAGAATCGAAATGGTAGAATATATCCTAAACAAGTTCTCGCAAAAGAGATGAAAAGATATAACGAAACATACGTTGAGAAGAATAGAGCGTATGGCGAATTAGGTCATCCAGCTGGACCAACAGTAAACTTAGATAGAGTATCGCATATGTTTACTGAATTGAAGCAAGACGGATCAAACATCGTTGGTCGTGCTAAGATTATGGACACCCCTATGGGTAAAATAGTCAAAAGTATCATGGACGAGGGCGGTACTTTAGGCATCTCTTCTCGTGGTATGGGCTCTATTAAAGAGAACAGTAAAGGTATTCTAGAAGTCCAAAGCGACTTCATGCTTGCTACTGCTGGCGATATTGTCGCTGATCCTTCTGCACCGGAAGCTTTTGTTAAAGGTGTTATGGAAGGAGTAGATTGGATATATGACGTAGCGTCTTCATCTTGGGAAGTCGCTAATGCATTTGATCAGATAGAAGAAGAGATTAAGCAAGTAGCTAGAGTTTCTACTAAAGAACTTGAAGCTAGATCGGCAGCTCTTTTTGAGAAGTTTATAGCTTCTTTGTCAAAATCATAATTTTTATAAATAGTATTAATAGTAACTGAACAATTGTTAATTATTCAAAAGGAGAAATCAAATGAGTAAAGAATTAAAACAAGAGTTGGAGCTTGATGAAAATCAAGAACTCGATCTCGAAGAAGCCAAAGGCACTGGTGAAGATTCAGAGTCTGCTGATCCAGTAGTACCTGCTGGCGGTAAACAGAAAAAACGTAAAGGCGATAAAGCTGGTGGCGATAAAGCTGATGACGTTGAAGATGATGTTAAAACTCCACAGGGTACCAACACTGCTGGTTTAAGTGAAGCTGTTGATCGTTTATTCGAAGGAACTGAGTTTTCTGAAGAATTTAAAACACAAACAGTCGCTGTATTCGAAGCCGCAGTACATGAAAAAGTACTTGCTGAGAAAACATCATTAGAAGAAAAATTTGAAAGTGATCTCCAAGAGCAAGTAGAAGCTACTGTTGAATCTCTAGTAGAAAAAGTTGATCAATATCTTGACTACGTATTAGAGAACTGGATGGAAGAAAACGCTGTCGCACTTGAAAGCAATATCAAAGTTGAAGTTGCCGAGTCTCTATTAGAAAGCATTAAAGGTCTCGTTTCTGAGCATAACCTTGAAATCGATCAAGAGCAAATCGACCACGCCGCTGAACTTGAAATTAAGCTTGAAGAAGCTACTATCAAGTACAACGAAGTTGTTGAGCAATTAATCGAATCAAAAGAAGCAAAGCAATACGCTGATCTTGAAGTTGCATTCAACGCTATTTCTGAGGAATTAACAGACACTCAAGCAGAAAAATTGCGAGTTCTCTCAGAAGGTATTTCTTTCGAAACTGTTGAAGATTACACTAAAAAGGTAGAAGCTATTAAGTCTAACTACTTTACTGAATCTGCTACAGTTGCTGTTGAAGAAGAAGCTGATCTTCTACAAGAAGAGAACACTGAAGACGCGAAGCCTATGATTACTGATGAAGTCTCGGCATACGCACATTCTATTTCGCGCTCGTTCGCTAAATAATTTTTTGTATAAATATTACTAAGTTAAATCTCAAATAAAGGAGAACCATAATGAGAAATGAAGAATTACTTGCTAAGTGGAAACCGATTTTAGAGCATTCCGCTCTTCCGGGTATCCAAGATTCACACAGAGCGGCTGTAACAGCCACTATTTTAGAAAACACACAAGAAGCAATCGCTGAAGGTTCAAGCATGGGTTTCTCAAGCTTGCTTTCTGAAGCTGCTCCTGCTAACAGCGCTGGCGCTATGGCTGACACTAATGGTGTTGCTAAGTACGATCCCGTATTAATCTCTTTAGTACGCCGTGCAATGCCTAACTTAGTTGCATATGATATTGTTGGTGTTCAACCAATGACTGGACCTACTGGTCTTATCTTTGCAATGCGTTCTAAGTACAGCACACAAGGTGGTACTGAAGCTTTATTCAATGAAGCTGATACTGACTTCTCTGGTACTGGTACACATGGCGCTACTGCAACAGGTGATAGCACTAACTTAACTGGTGGTGATGTAGATGGTACTTTCACAACTGGTACTGGCCTTGCTACTGCTGACGCAGAAGCACTTGGTGGTGCGGAAAAAGTTGATACTTCTGACAGTGGTGCTGCTGCTGATCCAGTTTTAGAAACTAATCCAATCGCTGAAATGGCTTTTGAAATTGAGAAAGTTGCGGTTACTGCTAAGTCTCGTGCATTAAAAGCTGAATACTCTTCAGAATTAGCACAAGATCTTAAAGCAATCCACGGTCTTGACGCTGAGACTGAGTTAGCAAATATGCTTTCTGCTGAAATCTTATCTGAAATTAACCGTGAAGTTGTTCGTACTGTGTACGCAACTGCTGTTAAAGGTGCTGATTCTGGTACTGCTAACGCTGGTATTTTCGATCTAGATGTTGATGCAAATGGTCGATGGTCTGTTGAGAAATTCAAAGGTTTGATGTTTCAAATCGAGAAAGAAGCTAATGCTATCGGTAAAGCAACTCGTCGCGGTAAAGGTAACATCATCGTATGTTCATCTGACGTAGCGTCTGCTCTTCAAATGGCTGGTGTTCTTGATTACACACCTGCACTTGCATCTAATAACTTGCAAGTAGATGATACAGGCAATACTTTCGCCGGTGTACTTAACGGTCGCTTCAAAGTATATGTTGATCCTTTTGCTTCTGGTAACTACTTAGTAGTTGGCTACAAAGGTACTTCAACTTTTGATGCTGGTATCTTCTATTGCCCATACGTTCCATTACAAATGGTTCGTGCAGTTGGCGAGAACAGCTTCCAATCTAAGATTGGTTTCAAGACTCGTTACGGC